TCAGGAGAGTCATCAGCTATATAATATCGTGAATGAGCACAATACAATTCAAGAAAAACTCTATGAACACGAGTGTCATAACCATCAATATCAAGATCTCCAAGGATTATTCCATCCATGAACTTACAAGATATGTCAGATGCAAATTTCATCGCTCCACCATGCGCCCATTTCATTCCAACTTTAATAAATTTTCCACGTTCAAACTTTTGTCGATCACCATGTATAATATAAGCAACAAGCATAACAGTAAGAAATAAGATGAAATACTCTCTACACTTCATACTTTTGGCATAATAGTCTTCAGCTGACTTACAGCCAAAAGCAGAAAAACGCTCGATCTTAGCAACAATAGTAGCATAATTATCGCGAATAGTCATTGTGCCTTCTTCACGATATTCATCAACCATGCGCAAAATTTCGCTCATAGCATACCGCATTTGCTCCTGTTTTTTACCGTTGGGAGTATCAATTATCTCAACCCCATTATCATGTTTTTTAATGGTTGGTCCTGGACGTTTACCAGCCGAAGCATCAAGGGAAAAGGACCCATACCAAAGTATGGTAGGATCCCATACAAATGATATACGTCCCATGTGCTCATCCCACCCGTTAGCAACAACCATCATTGAGTAACCGTGAGCCATATCCTTAGCGTTTTCAGGAGAAGGATCTGGTGGGTTGGCAACGTCCCTACCATATTTTTGCATCATTTTAACAAGTTTGTTATTTTCATATAATTTATCAGTAGACAATAACACATTAGGGCCAAAACGAGAACCAGCAAAAGCTCGATTGTACGTAGATAGATAACGAAGGCAAATATCTTTAAGTGATAACACAGTCGTAGAGGACTGATCCCAAGGGATAGATGTACTATTATCCCACCAAGGTTGTGCAGCTTTCAGAAAAACATGCTGCATTAAATATTGATAAGTAACATCAACACCAACCTTATTAAAAAACCACCAATCATAAAGCTTAACAAACTGGGGTAAACCCGAAACAGGTCTAAGAATGTTAGGATTTACAAGTGGCGGATTTGGGCCACGAAAACATGCAGGTATCTTGACCCAATTAGGAGCATGATACAAATCTATTTGCATCTCGGCAAGGACTACAGCATGCTCAATATTATGACGTTCACGTAAATTACCTTGATGTAAAACAAATCGAGAACAAAAATATGCAAATGCTTCAATAGCAACTTCTTCACAAGTTTTAACTCTACCAGG